AGTTTACTCCGCTAATGGTAGCGGTGGTAAAGAACACTTCTGGTTGTCGCATAAATAAAGTATTGTAGATATACCTCTGTGCGTTGTTCAGTTTACTGATTATGTATTCATTACGAATAGATCCGCTGGTGTCCTGACCTTGAACCTTCTCGGTTGACCAATCGTTCAAAGCCATTCTCACATCGGAAACCATTTGATAACAGTTATTGTAGGTCATCTATGTTGGCTCCTCGTTATTACTTGGGTACTTTGGCACTCTTTTCAGTTTGATCGGCTTTCATCATCTTCATCATCTCCGCCATTTGCTCTCTCATCTCTTTCAATTCCGCCTTCAACTTGGCGTTCTCTTCTGTTGATTTTGATATAGCAGCCTTCTCATCGTCTTTCAAATTGTATGGTTCTAACAATTCAATACCAAGATCCATAGCATACTTCCTTACTTCTTCAGTAGGCTGTATGTATGGAACACCTTTAATCTTGTTGTCTGTATTAGTCTGGTTGTAAATAGTTATTTGCTTCTTCTTGAATTCCTTGAATTTACGAAGACCTTCTGTGCCTTTTACTTTCTCATTGTCTCCATACTCTAACTTTACTAATCCTCTGTTGTCATAATGCTGGGTGTGAATAATGTGATTCGCCGCACTATCAGAGATTTTGATTTTGTCGCCCGGATTTAACTTATACTCTAATCCATCGTGAAACACACTTACTAATTCACCAGTTGGGTTGTACAGAACAGTTGACATAATTTCCTCCGCTCACACAAGGTTAGTATCTAACAGTGTGTGTCTTGTTTTTATTTACCGAATGATTTCCCCTTCGGCTTGGGGGTTACTTTACAGAACGGGTCGGCTTTGCCGCCAAAGAAAGCTTTGTTGAAAGCCTTCATAAGGACACGCCGATCTTCTCTTGTCATAGCTAGAATCTCTTCAGACGCTTTAGCTCTTTGTTTCTTTGCAAACTCCTCAATAGCATAAGACGATTTACTTAATCTATCTCTAACATCATCTCTATGAGTATCCATCTCTGCTATATGTTTAACGTCATCCATACCAAAATGCTTGAAACTACCATCTGGATTTTCTATCCACAATACTTCCACTGGTTCACCAGTAGCTCTTTTGTAAGTAATCACAAACCTTTGTATCTCATTGTTGAAATAGCAATCTAAATCTGGTGAGATCAGTTTTAGTTCTTTTAATGAGCCTCTGTCCGGTGTGTACAAAATCTATTCCTCCTAATAGGTAAGGCGAGGGATTTTACTCCCCCGCCCACAAGATTACACTGCTTCGTAAGAAGTAGTATGTCTGAAATTATCCGTAGAAGTCATATTGACAGTGTATTCGTATTCCACGCCCCAGATTTCAATCTCATTCGCCTCTGCTCCACCAAGATCGGTAAGAGTAAGAACCGTAAGAATAAGTTTATCTGTAGTAGGAATGTAAGCTTCACTGCTAGTGTCTACCCAATCAGTGATGCCAAAAGCATTGGCTGTAGTCGAAACAGCACCACTCCAAGTAGTAACAACAGGAGAGGTGATGTCAGCAACAGCTTCTCCCTCTGCTCTACCCATATAACCAAAACTAAAGGTAGGAGTATCCGCATCAGTACTAGAATGGGTATACCAAACTCTCCATCTCAATGGCTCTGAATAATCATAATCCCAAGGGATAACGAAGGTATCATAAAGTTCATCACCATTCGCTCCGCCAAGAGCAACAACTTGCTCCGAGGCAGCTACTGAACAAGCAGCAAGAACCACACCACCAGTTCCTTCAAAGGTTCCATTGAGACAGCCTTGCATATCCTGTACTCTGTGAAATTCTTTCTTTGTCTTTAAAGCAATGTTTCTATCTCTAATCATTGTATGCCTCCATAGTTGTCCCCCACGGGAGGATTAGTCCCGTGGGATACTATATATTTATTTACTAATTACGCAGTTGGTTCCACAAGGTCTTTCAATACGGTCAAGCAGTTACGCTGTTGAACACCAAGGTTAGTTCTGATCTTAAGTGCCATAGTGTAAACATCATAACTGGTTGTCTGAAGCAGTTTGCCTTCATTTACCCAACCAATAGGAGTCAACTCATACTTCTCAATCACGCCTTTAGGCTCGAAGAAAATCATACCAGGCTGTGCGTCTCTGTCGATGATGATCGTTACAGTTCCGTCGCCGGCTGCGAAAGACAACTCTTCGTAACCACCCTTAAGCTTGCTATCCATAAATCTACGATCGTTAATCAAAAGATTAGCGTACTTACGTCTCTGACCCAAACCCATCCTCAAAATATCTACCTTCTTACCACTCACCTGACGGGTCTTGTTAATAGCCTGTAGCATAAGGTCGATAGACAATTCTCTTTCTACTCCACTATTGCTCAAAATATTGGCAGCCCACTTTGGATGGCTGGCAACGGCAATATTTTCAAAAGTAGAAATCAAAGTACCATCGTCATAAATACCCAACAGACCTGTCAATTCACGAGCGGTATTAGAGGTAGCATGAACAGCTTCACGCGCTCCCTGCTTTACCATATAGGCACCATCAGGAACAGCGGCGGTAGTAATAGTATAACTTCTAAAAGCAGTAATAGGATGGACTGCCTTGTAGGTGCCATCATTACCTTCGAAGGTAACTACCTTGGTGCCAGTGTTAGAATAAGAAACTCTACAAGAAGTAGAACTCTGGTCTACGTTGGCTCCATCATAGAAGTCAACAATCATTCCATCTCTTACATACTGAACGCCACGAGTGTTATTCAATGTGGCAGTCCAAGCGGCGGAAGTAGACAGAGAATCAGAAGCGGCGGAAAGAGTTCCAATCAAACCGAAACCATCTCCCCAGCACTGTCTGTTCAAATCATCCAAAAGAGCCTGGTAAGTGTCATCTACTTGACCAGCAAGTCCCAAAACAAAAGAATCCAAATTACTAATCGCGGTGTCAATCATATTACCAGTAATCTGTAGTTGGGAATAAACACTCTTTGGCAGAATCAAACCTTTGTCATACTTTCCAACAACGGCGGCAGGAAGCAATTCACCTTCCAGACGAGCACCAGCGTTCTGGGCTCTCTCATATCTCACACCAAACGCAAAACCCTCACCAGCTGGTTTAACACTGGACTTGGGGAACTGATTGTAAGTAGTAACTTCATCAGCGAACTGATTTGTAATACCATCACCATACACCGTTTTTAGAGTATCGGCTAAACTCGTAAGGGTTGCACTATCAATAGCCATATTATTCTATAGCCTCCATTTTTATAGTTTTAATCTTTCTCTGTAAATCTCCGTAGCCTCTTTAATAGTTTTAGGCTTACGTTCTTCGGTGACTACAGTGGTTTCTCCCGTCGGGGTAATAGGCGGTACTTTTATCTTACCTGATCTATACTCCTCTATAATACTGTCTCTCAACTTGTTATATTTAGTTATACCATCCTTTATTGCCTTCCTTACTGCTACCTTGTCTTGGATGTCCACTTCAGTGAAGGGATTCTCCACTCCAAGGGAATAAGCAATGAAAGACTTATGTGTATCAGGTATATCTAATTTACTCAAAGAACTTTGAACTTCGCTGGTGTAATCCTTAATCGCTCTGGCGTTCTCTTCGATAGCCCGGCGTTCGGATTCTTTAGCGTCTCGTTCTCGTTTCTCCTTCTCCAGTTGAGTAGCGTATTCTTCGGGGTCTGTTTCACGAAGCTTCTGGTGCTTTTGTTCAGCCCAATAAGCCTCAACCTTCTGTCTCCACTCTTTTGCTTCTTTTAATTCCTTGATATCTTCTTTACCCACGGCTTGCCTCAATTCTCTTGAGGTCTTTAGATCTTCTAACATCTCATCTAGATTATCATAACCGTGCTCTTCCAATGTCGATTCAATTTTCGCTTCTACGGCTCGCGCTGCCTTCCAGCGAGGATTCTGGTCGAATGGAAGTTTTTCTTCAGCCGCTGAGGAACCGTCTGCTTTCTTTGCCTCAGTGATCGGTTTGGCTCCGTCTTGTTGTCCATCTTCTACTTTGACCTGTGTAAGGTCCTTAACTTCTTCTGGCATAACTGCCTCCTTTTACATAGTATGTATCATTAGATATCACAGTATGTATTTTGTAGTTTTTTATTACTTTTTTGTACCTTTTTTATTCTTATCAGGTACAAAACCACCAAATTCTATGGCGTTTAGTAATCTTAATTGTGCTTTTGCATTTCTTAAGGTCATAGGTTTCTTGGACTTATCACCTGATGGTCCGTTTACCTTGTATCCTTCCTTGTCTTTTCGTAGTTTATATGGCATTTACAACACCTCTTCTGCTGCTGGCGCTTGTTCTGACTCACCAGGCTGTTGTTTTGCTGCTTCTACTCCCTGTTCTGCTTGAAACTGTGCCTGTTGCATCTGGTCCATCAGCATTTTGTGTAGATCAGTATGAGCAATTAGTACTGTTTGTGCCTCTTGTTTCAAATCTTGGAACTGCGGGGAGAGAATAAAGTTCCTATGGGTCTCATAATGGATCTTGTGGTTGTCAAACTTGAACAAAGGATCATCATTTACAACTACTAACTCACCAGTCTGTTGATTAGGCATAGCTAACATAATGCCTTGTATCTGACTTCCGTCTAATTTGTCATCTTTTACACTAAATTTTATCTTTTCGTGCTCTAATTCCGCCCTATTTGTATCTATAGATATAGTATTAGGTAAGTTTCCTAGTCCAATACGACGAAGAAGTTCTTGTCGTAGGGATGGATCTTGGGTCAAATCACCAAAGAAACCTTCCTTTGCTAGACTTATCATAGTCTGGGTTTGACCTGTCTTGGTAGATGATATACCAGTAGTCAATTCCAGCATTACATCATCGTTACCTCTTAAGTCTGACGACTTAAACATCTTCACATCAATAGCAGAAGCGTCATTTACTATCTTCATAATCCTTTTTTCTGTGTATAGTTCTTCCGCCAGTAACAATCTCTTTCTATACACCCTCTTCAAAGAACGATAGAATCTTCTTATGTCTGGTGTGTGACCCCGCTCGGCTGCTTCTTGTAGCATATCCACCAATACACCAGAAGCGGCGGAACCAGGAATACCTCCCCTCAATACGTGGTTAGGATCTCCTGCCGCGTCCTGTGCGGTCTGTCTATGTATTTCTCTCTCCTTGATAAACTGTTCAGGTAGTGGAGTTCCACGATCAATCTTTGGGGGTTGTCCTCCTGAAGTCCTAGGATCGTACTTCACAGCCAAGAATGACAAACCTTGGTTACTTACTCTTTCCAGATTGACCGCTTCCTTACCCACAGGTATAAATAGTATAGGTCTACCAAATGATTTTCTATTTATAGCTACGGCTTGGTCTATCTCATTTATATTAGTTTGGGGGGAAATAAGATCGTTTATACCGCCTTCAGACCAGAATCTACCAGGAATTTGTAGATATTGAAAGTCAGTTAGGGTATAATAGAACACACCATCTTTGGTAGGTATAGGTAATCTAGGAGAATCTAATAGTACAGTATCATTAGTGGATACTATATATCTGCCTTCAGGATATTCTTTGGTTGGTTTGAACTCCAGCTCCTGAAACACGCATAGTTCAGAGTTGGGATCTAAATCAATAGAAGAAGAACTACCTAATCCTATACCCTTCCAAGGACTTACATTAGCCACTAACTGCATAAGGCGTCTCTGATAGTTCAATTTCAAATCGGTGGAATCACTATTTACTTTTGTTTTGAACGTGTCTTCTACCCATTCTGTGGACTTGAGGGACTTTATCCCGACCCATCTTTTATCGGTCAACTTGTCGCCAAACTGATCTACTACTACATTGAAAGGTATTACACATTCAGACGCCACGTCACCGGTAGGTATGAGCTTACCATTACTATCTATACCATACTTACCTCTACTGATCATAGGAAAGGTTCTCATAAAGGCAGTGCCGCAGATAACCATCCACAAGGCTACCTTATCTCTTTCATCTTTGAACTCCTCGTCGTAGTCCAAGTCCATAGAAGTAAGGAGTTGTTCTCCCAGGCGGGCTGCTTCCCTATCTTCCATACTGTTAGAGTTAGGATAGATCTTGATAGAGTATTCTTTATTTAGGATAAGCGCCTTCATAGAACGGACATAATCACGGAGGATGTTAGAAACCGGGGTGGGGGTGAAAGGGGAAATCTTACTTGACCTGCGGAAGGTCTTGGCTGTCTCATACCACTCTATATACTGCTCTCCACAGTAGTATAAGATGTTACGAAACCACTCTCTTTCTAACATTTCCCTTGAAGGATTTATCACGCCGGGATTGAACACATCGCTCATAAAAGTGGTAATGTCTTTACCGTACATTGTTTTATCTTTTTTTGACATTGTTTATTATCCTTTATACTACCGAGATACCTTCTTCTTTTGATTTACTCAACCGTTCTAACATTTCAGCCACGGTAGGTTGAGGTGACGCTTCAGTGTCAGTTACTTCTACCCCGCCGACTGTCAAAGGCTGGTACACTACCGGAGGTGGATTGATTATCTTCTCTATCAATTCTTTCTCATACTTCCTGGATTGATGATTATTATAGATATTGTAAATGAGTAAGGCTATTACAACAATCACTAATGAAATGCTTTCTAACATACTAATCTCCTTCTAATATCTCCGTAAAGTATTCTTCTACTGCTTCTAATTCCAACTTACGGTCTTCCTCTATTTGTTCATTCTGCGCTCGTTCTTCTTCCCAAGCTATTCTCGCTAGTGTGGGTAACTTCTCGTAGGTAGCTTGTCGCTCTCGCTCTTTGATTACTTTGTCTACATCTGTTTGAGAAATACCCACTGGGCGAGCCATCATAAGGTGGCATGCACTGTCAAAACAGTGATTTTCTGAAGTTACATCTATATACTCTATCTTGTTTTTATCTACAGGTATTAGTGGTATAGTCCTAATAAAGTTCTTACAGTTCTCATACACCTGAAGCATAGGCTTCGTTTCTTTGTTCTCGGGAATAAAAAGTCTGGACCTAAATTGTCTTATCTTCAAATCCCTGCTAGGATCACCAGGAAGTAACTTAATATTGTATGTGTCAAATATGTCGGCAGTAGAAGGTCCTTGTCCACCACCTTTGTAATCTGGTTTCTTATTAAAGCAGTCAGGACCAGCTAGTCTTGTGATATCCTTATTAGTTATACCTAATGTTTTTTCTATCTCAATAATACCTCTAGCTATTTCTTCGTCCGTAAGCCGTAGTCCTACATTAGGTTCTCCGTTCCATCCATACCACTCATGAAAGTGAAACAATCTATCTTCGTGGTCTACATACCACCATTGGGCGCTAAATGGATGCCCATACCCCCAATCAAAGCAGAAAAACAAAGGAGCAAATTCGGGTATAGGAATATCGGAAGGAACTACATGGTATTTCTTTTGAAAATCAAATGCTTGTCCACCTACAACATCGAATGAGCAGAAGAACTCTTGCTCTATCAAATCATCACTCATTCCTTGTTTTCGTTCATCTTCAATAGCTGCCCTAGTAATAATGGGGGAACCGTCGTCTCTTACAGTATCGTCTATAGTAAGTAATTGAGCAAACCAATTAGGATCATCTTTAGCCATTTCATACAATCTTTTGCCATGATTCTGACCCCTCGGCGTGTAAATAAATATCGCCCAACCACCATTCTCCATAAGAATGGGTCTGAACAAATCCCATGCGTCAGGATCTTGTAAAGCATACTCACTGAATACACAGCCTATTGGGTTTGTACCTACAACAGAGTTATAGTTGTCAGTACCTACTATTTGGAATAAGGAACCATTGATAGTCCTTATTTTCATTTCAGTGTTATTTATCTCGCCGGCAATAAGTTCTTTAGGGAAATGGTCTATGAAACGCATACCTTCTTTGTTAGTGCCATCCCATAGAATCTTACGACCTTGGGCGAAAGTAGGAAAAAAGTAATAGTAAGAACCTACTCTTTGGAACATCTTGGATATGGTAAGGTTCATTACTGTACTATCTTTCCCGGCGCGACGATGCCAGACTAACACAGCTCTCTTTATACCAGATTCTAACGCATTGAATACCTCACGCTGATAGGATCTAGGCTTGAATAGGTGAGGTAGAGTTATCTCCATCCTGTTTATCCTTATATGATACTATAGTAACATGTAGCTTACCATCAGAAGTAATGTCCTCGCTTATTGATTGGTGACATTTACCAAGTGATCTATCCATCAAAATCTCTGCTGCTTTCATACGGTTTTGGGCACTATACTTTGTACTGGTAGCTATCTTATATAACTCATCTATTAGAACTTTGAAGTCATCTCCTACCTTTGTTCTTATATATCTACCTATATCTGCTGATATAGATTTCTTTGTCGCTGCTTTATTTCCCTTCTCAAATTTAGGCACTGGCTTGTTCTCCGTTTAGTTTCGTATTCATTAGGCTTTTGTATAGTAAAATATGTTTATCTCTATCATAATTAGCTAATATATTACAATAGTTACATAGTGTAATACAATTATCCAATCTACAATTCTTTTTATCATAATCTATATGATGTATAGCTAATCCACGATTATGTACTTTATGACTTAATAATCTTGTAATTCCACAGTTTTGACACTGATGGTGGTCTCTTTCAAATATCATAGCTCTAAATTCTTTATCTTTGAATATCCTACAATATGGATTTTTACTTAAGCCACCTAACCAAGAAGGATTTTTAGGACCACATTGTAATGACATTATTTCAGGTTGTAGACAACCACAACTTCTGGTATTACCAGTTACTAAACTTAATGAGGGTATTGTCTTCTCATTACCACATTCGCATTTACATAACCATAAGGCTGCTCTGTGCTTATTCTTTCCTACCCGCCGCAAAACCGTCAATCTACCATAAATATTATTAGTAAGATCAGTACTATGTATGTTCCTAACTCTTGAGCAACCACATGTTGTAGAATTGCCTGATCTCAAGGACACACCACTCACTGGAACTTCCTTACCACAGACGCATCTACATAACCAATGAACTTCACCTCTGTTATTCGTGTGGTCTCTTTCTATAACTGTTAGATCACCATACACATTACCTAATTCGTTTTTTATCATAAATAAAATACCTAATCCTTTATGGAATGTATTTGAATATTGGATGTTCCCTGTCCGGATTGTCCGGTTTGGGCGTTAGTAAATCTTTTATGTCATCCTTTGGTTCTTCTTCTATTACTATTTGTTTTCTTATTACTCTATTTCTTATTGGCAACTTCTTTAGATCCTGTTGTCGTTGTTTTACCCGCGCTGAAATCTTTTGTTTTTCCAATGGGTTCATTAGTTTATCCGCCTGTCGTGTAATACAACTCTATGTTTGTGACATTGAACGATCCGCCGTCCAGGTAGAGGCGACCCCAGGTGTCTGTCAGTTCAAACGACAGTTCAGTACCCGAGGTGTAGGAACCAGAAGATACATAAGTTATTGAACCATCATTGTTTCTCAATGACATATTCAATGGTGAAGCTCCTGTGAATGTTATACGAATAGCTGAAACATCAGCAGGTGGTTCTTCTATGTCCTGTAATAGCACCTCCCAACCATTTGATCCCCAATGGTCTGTATACCACCATCCACTAATGGCTGACCAAGCATAGTTGTCAAACCAAGGATGCCAATCAGGACCAGGAGGGGCATTAGGCATAGTCACACCATTGATTGTGTCTATGTTTGCTTTAGCCACTGTGTTTACTGTGTCTATGTTAGCAGCAGCAACTGATTTTATACTTTCGATATCTGACAACTTTTTACCCCGCCGGTGATTTTGTTTGAGGCTGGCGTTGTGGCACCAGCCCCTGATTGTATCGCAATAGAAATCTGGAGGAGCTACCAGGATTGCCCAGATCCCGATAGCGTGTTCGGGGGTGGCTGGCTAGAACCGCCCCCTGTGTTAAGGAGATAAACTTATATGACTGATCGTTTGAGGGTGACCAATCCCCAAGCGTGCGAAAAAATAAGGTGTTCCCTACCTATATAAGGTTAAATAATGTTTTGTATAAATTCTTTTTGGCTTTGTCTAATAACATATGATGTTGTTTATCTCTACATAATGTAAGTATATCTATAAAGTTACTGGATCTACTTCCCCAGTGATGAACTTGCTCTCCCTTTGTAAGTTTTCTACCAATACTTTTTTCTACCATAGCTACATGTAATCTCTGTTGAAAGCTTGGCTCACCACAGACAGGATTAGGTATTATTACAGATACATACCCATTTTTTGTACTGACAGTGCCACATTTAGATAGATCTGTATTAATAAGTATTTCTATAGGGGCTCCACATTTATGTATTTTACGGACACCTTCAGAGATTTTTTGTTTAGTTTCAGTAGTGTGGGTGGTTCCTAATCTACTTTCCTTTATCTTGTTCCTGGATTTTTTTGAAAGTCTGTGTCCTTTAGGTCTACCTATTCCTAATCTTTCACTATACCTATTCATTATTATTTCTCCTTATGCCTTATGTATTTTGTACCATATAGTATATTATAGAATAGATAGGGTGAAATACTAGGCAAAATCAACAATGTCAAGTAGTTGATTGAAATTACTTGGAAGCAATTGTAGACTAAGCTAACCAACCATATAGATTAGATGAAGGTAGGTGGGGATACGATCCTTGCCTACCTTTTTTATTATAATAGCAGTTAGTTTGATTATTATTCTAGTAAATCACGAAATGTATTCTATAATACTATTATCTAACTACGCACCTTGGTGTGTAACCAAAACAGAGTGAGGTAACAGAAAATGGCAGACTACATAGAACCAGGATACAAAATAGTAATAAATGACTACGGGATAAAACAATACCAAATCACCCTTCATTTTGATGTTGATTTCGAGGGAGATAATGGAACTCGTAAGACCTTGGAAGAAGATTTGAGAGATGTGTGGAATGAGATTACAGATAGGGAGGTATAGAAAAATGGATACTATAACCACGAAAATGTTGGAAAAAGATACACGATTACACACAGAGTATGACAATAAGTGGGAAAACAGAAAATGTATGTTGTGTAAGAACCCTGATGGTTTATTCATAAAATGTAAGGATTGTGAATACTATACGGAAGAAAGGTGGGTATAAAAAAATGGAAGAGAGAGACCCTATTAGGTGTGAGTATTGCGGACAAGAAGATTGTTGGTATAGTACTGGAGAGTATGAGTATTGTGAAAAGTGTGGAACGCAATCCGTTGATGGGTCAGTTGTGATAGATGGTGAAGCGGTTGGTGTGAAGATAGAGAATGGTAAGAATGTCTATTACAGGATTTATCTTGATGACTTGACTGATAGAGATTAGGGGGTAGGGTTCCTTTGGTCTCACCCCCGCGAAAATAAAACTAGATAAGGTAGGTAAACGAAAATGGAGAATCTGACAAAAAAACAACAAGACAAACTAAACGAGTGTTGGAAACTGGAAAGACAAGTGAACATCATCAAACAGAAAATCATCAACCTAAAAAAACAATGGTCCCAGGATGAACGGAAAAGATACAACATCGTAGTATGGAAACAATTTGAGAAGTTGAAAGAAAAAGGTGGAGAAACTCTTGTATTATTGTCAAGAAGTGCAATACACTAACGGGAGGTATAAATCAATGACTATAACACAAAGAATTGCGAAACTGCAAAAGACCTTGAGAGAAATAAAATCTGAACTGGATGATTATAGAGTTCTATTCTCTATTCCAGGTAAGAGAAGTGTTAGAATGAAGAATGGTAGTGTCTATAAGGTTAGTGTAGAGAGAATTATTAGGTAGGTTGTTACGGGGGTTGTGGTGTTTTTACCCGACCCCCAACAATGTATCTATTATCTAACCATTACTACAGATAGAGGGGTTAGTATTTTAACTCCTACCGAAAGGAGGCAAGAAAATGCAGTTGAATGAAAACAGATTGGTGTATGTTGGGGACAACATTTACAGAGAAGACAAATCCAACGGACAAAGGAGATACTATCTGAAATCCAAATGTAAGAAATGTAATAAGGAGTTTTTTACGGACAGATACAAGCAATCTTACTTTTGCTCTCAGCAGTGCGCCGGTGTCCAGAGAGGGCGACCCTTCAACTACAAAGTATCTGACGACGAGAAAAAAAGGATTTCAGAAACAATGACCGGCACCACCAGACCTGACGAAGTCAAGGATAAAATAAGGAGGGGGGTAGCAGAGGGTAGGGTAGCGGTAATAAATCGAGCCAGGGACCATTTAGGTGGGTTATTGGGTAGGTTTGGACCAGATCACCCTGCCTATAAACACGGATTGTTAGGTGCGGTATGGTTGAGGTGGTATAACATAAAGACCAGGTGCTACGATCCTGCTGACCCCGCCTACAAATACTATGGTGAGAAAGGTATAAAAGTTTGCGACGGGTGGATGGATTACCAGAACTTTTTGAAATGGTGTATAGACAACGGATACAAAAAAGGACTTCACATACACAGAATAGACGATAAAGGGGACTACGGACCAGACAACTGCGTGTTGATTGACCCGTCGGAACATTTGAAAGGACATTGGGCTACTACAAGGAGACATAACAATGACACTACAACAGCATCAGGAATTGACCAAAATTTACAACAGGAGTTATAGGAAGTATCTGCGGAGAATGTCCTCTTTCAATGCTGATTTGGCAGCGACAAAGATTATTTACAAGGTGATAGGAAAAAGGAGGGAGAGAAACTGTGAATGCAGAACAACAAATATGGGGTGAAATTTACAGAATAGTTGCGGAAACCCGTTCAGAAGAACCTAAAATGAAAAAAACTATCTACACAAACAATCTGTTTATCAGTCAGGTAAAGGGAGGTATTTTGAGTATGGATTGTGAAAGTTTGAAGAACCCAACACTCTTGTTGTTGTATCTACTACAACACAAACCATTCGATGGTAAGGGTGATAAACACCACACCTGGACTTATTGGTATAAGAAAAGAAAGTTGATTATCGCAAGTGTAGGTATTGAGAAAATGTCATTGGACTTGGGAGTGAGTGAAAGAACAACAAGACGATGGGTAAAACAACTATCGCAAGACGGATTGATTATTACCCTCAAATCTGGATTGGAAAACCTCTATGTGTTAGGTATTGTGGAGGGTAGGAATGAAAGGTTTTTGTATTGCGGTGAGGTCAAACCGGATGAAGTAAAAAGGGTAATAGGGGTCAAGGTTGACCCTTCATAGGGGACAACATCAACCTTCATTAGGGGACAACTATGACCTATCGTAACATAGATTATTATTACATAGATTATATAGACATAGATTATATATGTGTGAGGTCAAAAAAGTGTTCCACTTTTATTGACACTCCCACCCTTCCATCCTTGCGGATGGTAAGACGCAATTACAGATAAGATTGATAGGGGAACTATTGTAATTGGAAAAAGAGCGTAGCGTAGCGAGCGACATTTGATTACACCAAACCGTTTTACTCACAGCTAATTTTTTTTTGAAAGGGAGGATAAGGATTATGATAAAATACCGTATGGAAGTTGATCTGTATGAGTTCAATGAGCTGGAACCGGAGATCCAGGATAAGGTGAAGAAGGATTGGGGAGATGATTTTGAATACCAGCACCGGCAATTTTATTACTTCAGGTGCGGGAATGTTTGTATGAGTAAGTAGCAGGAGAAATAGGAATGAAAGAGAACGATGTTATTGAAGCAGAGATCACAGCAATTACTGATCTAATAGTGGATGTGATGATACTAAAAGGATCGGCTCCTATGCTAATGAAAAGGAAGGATGTAAGGATATACCACCGGGGAGAGATCGTAGATCCTGGGGTCAAATAGACACATTGTGGTTGAAATTTAAAGGAGGTTGGGATGAGAAATGGACAAACAAGAAAAGGAACTATTGAAACAAACATTGGAGAAGGAATTTTTTGAGGGGGTAGTAAATCCGGTGCTAGACTTTGTAGAGGTGGCAGTTAACCCGGTCAATTACCCGAAGATAAGGGCGCGGGTATTGAGAAGATGTAATGATTATGTACGGGCGATGAATAAATTTCTGGATGAAATAGCGAAGGATTAGGATAATAAAGATCCCTAATTTATAGGATACTATGTCTTCTTTGGAGCAATTAGAGGCATTCTGGAATTCAGTTCACTATCTTATTTACATAGTCCATATACTTCTTGGATGCCTCTTTCAAATCATCCTCACTTGTAATCAGATATCTAGAAAAGATAGTAGCAGTTTTATGACCCAATATTGTTTGAGCAACTTTTTGTGTTACTCCTGACTTGATCAAGTTTCTAGCCGCTGACCTTCTCATATCGTGCGGTATGGTTCCATCTAGCCCCACCTTCTCACAGGCAGTCTTCCAAGCGGTTCTGAAATCCTTTATCCTGCCGGTGTTAGTCCTGTTTAGAAACACATAAGGAATGGTTATCTTGTTGTGCTCCTTCCAGGTGTGCGCCTTCTTAAATAAATCCAACAGTTCCTCATTGATAATGAACACCCTGCCTTCGTCATTCTTCGACAGTTCGGGCGGTAGAACAATCCTTTTGTCGTCCAAGAATACCATAGACCATTCCAATTGAAGCACCTCTTGTATCCGCCAGCCACTGTAATATAGTAACATAACAGGGAATATCAGATGATCAGGTAGTTCATCACATAGTTCAAAGAACTTGTCAGGCTCAATGAATCCTTGTCTTGGTCTACCTTCCTTAAGCATCTGTATGTAAGGTTTGGTGGGTATCCTGTTTCTCTTGTGTAGTAGTGAGTACCCCCGCCTGATAATAGCTAATTCTCTATTCACAGTGGCATTCTTCGCTTTGTCAATGTTCACTCTATAACTTGCGTAGTCCATCCAATCTTGTGAAGTGAACTTGATCAGCGGGAGTTTGGAATTAGTGTGCTTGACTATCCATTTGATTGAGTACTCTATCCTATCTATACTCCTCCTGCCATTCAGAATGTAATCTTCCTTTACCACATTGATCAGATCCTTAAGGGTAATGTCTTCAGCGCCAGGAATGCCTTGAGCCTCTAACAGGATGCGTAATTTGTTAGTGGCTACCTGATCTGCTACCCTCTTGTTGCTGGTTTTGGCACTCTCCCTGTGTAGTTTTCCTTGGTTGTCGAACCACTTGATCTGGTAGTACTTCGAATTTTCTCTTTTGTAGACCTTGACTTCCATAAATTTCCCTCCGTTGGCACAATTATGATACATTTTTTATGCCGGAAAGTCCAGTGTGGATTAATTTTCTTGACTTTTAGATGGAGATCAGTAGGATAGATGGCGTGCGAGAGTGGCGGAACTGGCAGACGCGCTGGACTTAGGATCAACCATGTGATTTTATTACGAATTTTTCACCTCTTTTCTACTAATCTAACCAAATCTTCCTAATTAATCCTGCCAATAAGACACACTCCCTGAACATTGATTAAACACACTTTTGACACACCAAGAAGACCCTCATTAAGGATCTTCCTGGTATGCGATTTAGTAGGGGCTACTCAACGAGGGTGATAGTGAAGGACTTCCCATCTTCGGAGATCTGACCTTTGCACTTCTTACCTATCCATTCAGTAATCTCCACATTCTTTCCTGTCTTGTCGTCCTTTTCGAACTTGCCTGTTGCTTTTCTGTACCCCCGCCAGGCTTCAGGAAACTGACCAATAGGAATAGCCAAGGTTTTTTCGCCCACAGTCCATGTGTCCCCACCCATCTTGATCTTCATTCCCTCAACAGCGGGGAGATCAGTGTTGTAGGACACCTTGATTATTGCGTTTCTCAAACGGGTGTCATCATTGTCGGTCAACTTCATCTCTTCCTTGATTTGACTGAAGGTTTTCTTCGCCGCAATGAGCCCCTTCAACACCTTCTTGTTGATTGGATCTGCCTTTTCCTTCTTCTCTACCTTCGATGCTGGTGCCATGGTATTCTTGCCTCCTTTGTTTAGTAAGCGGTTGATCTCCTCATCCGGTATATTGGTGAAAAAAGATGTCTGGAGCATACACACTCCCCTCACTCTATCGGTAGGGTACAACAGAAACTTGAATAAGTCAACAAGAAATCTTCATTATTTTTCTAGTATATCTGTAATTGTATCCTATAATCTAACTATATATAATTGAGAACATATGATCTTGATTGATCATATAGATAAGATATGGTGGAAAGACAGTATAGATAGTTATAGTAGTAATGAGTGAATACACACAGCGCACCGAATGGCAGAAGGCTGCTAAACGGATCGGAATAAAAGGGATACTTACTAAAAAATGTGCATATGTAAAGGAGGAGTTATGATCTATTTATCGGCGGAGGTAATAAGTGGTCTTGGAGAGGACACCTTTTGGACTTGGTTCAATAGGGAATTTCCAAACAGCAAGTTCGGATTACCCACCAGTCCAAGTAAGGGAGATGTAATTTTACAATATTCTACCCTCGGTAAACCTAAATTTCCTGAAATAACCGTAGGTTTGCTATGGGAATTACATCCGGAAATGAAAAAGAAACTAAAATCAGATCAATGGAATAGTGTGTTGGACAGGATACATTTGTGTGCTTCCACTTGTAGATGGAGAACCACACCGAGTAGTTTGATGGTGCCTTACTATGAGAAGTTCGGTAAGCTGGACATCATTCCTATAGGCGTGAACACGGATTTGTTTAGACCCATAGACACTGTTTCTATGAGAAAGAAGTGGAATATTCCTTTGGACAGACGAGTGGGATTTTGGGGCGGGACTATACACTCAATGAAGGGCTTCGATAACTTGTTGAAGTATAAGGAGAACAACCCAGACATTTATTGGATTGTGGTTTGGAAACAGAAAGGAGAAGATGGTTATTTGGAAGGGGCTTCTAACTTTGTTCATGTCCGACAGGATCAATTAGCAGAACTTATGAACTGTGCCGACTTCTATCTATCCTGTGGATTGCTGTCTCCATTCTTTATGGTAGAGTGGGAAGCCATGGCTTGTGATTTACCTGTGGTTATTTTCGAGGGGGAAAAGGACTTTGTGCCTAGTGATCACCCCCGCGACGACATTTTCAGATTGGGTTGGGACAGAAAGACGGCGAAGGAAACTTGGAGAAAATACTTGGAGGATATAATGAATGAAACTTAACATAGGCTGCGGTCCTTACAAAGAAGCAGGTGCAGTGAACATAGACAAGAATCCTATATGGGAACCTGAACTAACATTGGATGTAAGAAAAGGATTACCTTATGAAGACAATTCCGTGGGTGAGATAAAAGCCTGGCATTTCATAGAACACTTGGATAAGGATGAGATCATATCGTTTCTGGCTGAGTGTTACAGGGTGCTGAAAATCCACGGAAAGTTAGATTTGTTGTTTCCTATAGGAGTTACTTACGACTTGGATCATAAATCTTATTTGAACAAAACCAGTTTCGAGTTGATCGGTCGAGGCGGGAAGGACGAATATTATTACGGACCGAAGATTGCGTTTGACATAAAGTATGAAAAGACACAGCAAGATACACATTGTGATATGTTAAGATTAATACTGGAGGTGAAGAAATAATGATATCAATAGTATCGCTTATTTACAAATCAACTATTTATGCAGACAGCGTGTATGATTCCGTAATGGAGAACACACCTTTGGTGAAGGAGGGCAAGGCGGAGTTCTTCTTCGTCGCCAACGATGCCACTGAAAAGGTAATAAACCATTTAGATACAAAAGGTTATACCTATTACATAAACAATAACCCTAGCCTTACGGAAGAGGAGTTGTTCGCAAAAGGAATAGCCTATCCTGAATACATACACAGAGTTTATCGAGGGTGGAATGTAGCCATAGAGAAAGCCAAAGACATAGTGGTATTGGTCAATAGTGATAATGTGTTCGCTCCCAACTGGTTGGAGAATCTGTTGAAGTATGCCAGAGAAGACAGGGTGGTCTGTTCTCAATTGTTCGAGAGGAACCATCCCAAGCATGGAGTGTTCCCAGGAGCAATCAGTTTGGACTGCGGTAGTAGTCCTGCTACCTTTGACAAGGACAAGTTTCTGTATCATTGTGAAAGGTCTTCTATCGACGCGCTGAAAAAGGGAGGCGCTTATATGCCTTGCTTGTTCTACAAAAAGATTACTGAAAAGGCAGGTGTGTATCCGGAAGGGAATTTGGCGGGGAATTCATACAAACATATAATCCGTCATGGTGACGAGGACTTTTTCCTACGCCTGAAAAACACTGGCGTTGAACATTTCACAGTGTTATCTAGCCATTCGTACCATTTCAAAGAGGGTGAGATGGAAGAACTTTAGTATTACTTAAGTTTTGACATAAGGGGGGTTGAAGGGATTTCGTCTCTTCTTCCCCCATTTTGTTTCTTTTAGTTCGGCAAAGCACTGGTCCAGGAACTGGGAATAGGTGTTCTGAGCCAGTCTCAGCTCCCCTAACAATGTCTCTATTTCTCTCATATGGAATTCCATTTTTACCAGTGTGTTCCGAAAAACGTGATTCATTCCATCCAGGTTATCCATAAATTCTCCTATTGTGGAGGCATTGTAGGTCCGCTCGGTTTATTTGTGTATTCATCTATCTCATCTTCTGTAGCCAGTCTGCTGTCGTAAGTTGTGGATGGTTGTAAATCTCCAGGCAATAACTCACCGATTGTAGCTGTGTTAGGAAAAGTATTCTCTTCTCCTACCCACATTATTCCTCCTCCAGACAAAGTAGTCCCAGTTGAACCTATTGGAGGTTGTTGTCCTGGAGTCAGAAAAACTAATCTATACTCTTGTGCCATTATGCTAATCCTCCGTGACAATTAGAGGTGCCTGCCAATCCAAATCTTTCTAATGTTAAATCTCCAAAGTCAGTGGAATTTCCAGTGGATGCTATAGTCACATATTCAATAATATTCAAAACTAAACTACCAGCCGTGGTGTAACCACCTCCAAAAGTAGCCCTTGTCAGATTGGCACTTCCAGATAACCAGGATCTAACAGCGGTTAGGTCTCCAAAGTCAGCGGCATTTCCAGTAGAAGCAATGGTTATGTAATCAATTATGTTGGTATAAGACCCGCCATGCCCACCTCCAAACACACCTCTAGTATCATTACTAGATCCACCATTTCTTGTTTTATTCTGACTTGTCAAATCTCCAAAATCAGCAGCGTTTCCAGTGGAAGCAATTGTTATATATTCTATCTCATTGAGATGAATAGTTCCAGCTGTTCTATAACCTCCAGCAAACACCCCCCTAGTTGTAGATGCGCATGTACCAGGACTTTCCCTTGAAGTTATTAGATCACCGAAATCGGTTGAGTTACCAGTAGTAGCTATGGTTACATAATGAATGGTATTCACACTGGCGGTGCTAACATTTCCAAGAGCGAATACACCTCTTGTGTCAGAAGCCAAACCAGCAGTTCCATAGGCTGCGGAAAGAAGATCACCAAAGTCAGATCCATTTGAAGGGGTATCTATAGTTATGTATTCAATTACATTAGTTGCTGTGCCACCAGCATCTCCGCCGGCGAACACGCCTCTAGTAGCGGAAGCGCATGCCCCAGGAGTATATTTGTTCTGTGTAAGATCACCAAAGTCAGCTGAATTTCCAGTAGTAGAAATAGTAAAGTAATCTATAGTATTCTTGTAAACACCACCAACTATACCACCACCAAAAATTCCTCTGTCTCCACGAGCAGACCACCACTGTTTCCACACATCTCCAACATTCACATAACCAACAGAAATACTTTTCCATTGATCTGCGATGTTAATCTGAACATTCGATATGCTTTTCCAACTATCAGCAATATTAATCTTATTGTCTTCGTTAGCCATATTGACCTCCTTAAGCCGTGTACTTAATGTATAAACAACCTATGGTTACACCACTGGCTACGGGAGGGTCTCCGGTTCCGTAGATAACATTGACAACTTGTTCTGTAGTTCCAGCACCATGATCACCGGTGTAGATGGGACCAGTTCCAGAAATTGTGTCTGCGCCAAAAAGAATGTCATTACCATTAGTGTCTAAATTTCCACCCAATTGAGGAGTTGTGTCGTCAACCAAAGCAGCTATACCAGAAGTAGTTGAGGCGAGAGAAACCCAACCATCATTCACATATCCTTCATAGGCTGTTCCAGTGAATCTAATAGTACCAGAAGCAGTGGTTGCTGTTGTTCCGATTAATATAGCCCCGCCGACATTGAGAGTTTGAGTTAGAGTGGTTGTGTTAATACCTAACTTGTCTGTAGCAAAGTTTCCATAGATAAGTGGTATATCGTTTAGTCCGTATGCACCTCTGTTCTCTATCTGTAATTGATCATCGTAGTTGATTGAACTAGTGTTTATGTCCCTTCTTCCAATGATAACATTTCTAGAACCAGTTACAAGTGTATCACCAGCAACACCACCTATTACTATATTGAAACTTCCAGATAACATTTCAGAGCCAGCTTCAGCACCAATGATTGTATTGTATGTAGCATTATCGAGTAGCCCGCCAGTACTCATTCCGATAACAGTGTTGTAATCACCTGTTGTAAGAGAAGTAATCGCGGTTGCACCAATAACAGTATTACCCGTTCCAGTACCATTTGCTAATGCGGCTGTACCAACTGCTGTATTTGATGATGCGGTTATTACTTTAGCTCCTGCCGCCCCTCCAACAAATACATTCCAATCTCCAGTAGTAAGATCATTACCAGCACTCTCACCAAGAAGAACATTACTGTTTCCTCCTGATTGTAAAGCAGCGCCAGCGCCAACACCACCTACGAGATTATTAGTACCGGTGCCATAATCATGTAGCACAGCACGACTGATAATGTTGCCACTAATGGTAGCCATTTCTGAACTGTCAATGTAATTAGTAGAAACATAGGATAGAATATCACCTGAAATAGTAGTAACTTCAGCCTCTGTGTAATATCTACCATCATGATCACTGCTAGTTTTATGAGTGTCCAGCTTGGTATTTATAGAGCCAGAGATGGTGTCTACTTCCGACTCGGTATAGTATCTAGAATCGTGGTCAGAACTGGATTTATGAGTATCTAGTTTAGTGTTTATTGCCCCGGAAATAACATCAACTTCACTTTCTGTATAATACCTACCATCATGGTCAGCACTACTTTTATGTGTTGTCAACTGGCTGATTATGTCACCACTGATTGTAGATACTTCCGCATCTGTAATGAAATCAGACACATCAGGTATCTGTGCCACTATATCTCCACTAACCGTAGTTACATAAGCTTCCGTTGCGTATCCTACCAGACTAGGAATTTGACTGACAATGTCTCCTGACGCAGTGGTTAGTTCAGCGCTGGTGACGTAATCTACTGGTATTTGAGCAACTATATCCCCACTGATAGTGGTAATCTGTGCCTGGGTGTAATATCTAGCGTCCCCCCTGGTATCGTTGTGATATTGAGGATGATCGTCAGCACTTAAGTTAGTCAAGTTACTATGACTTGAGGTAACAGATGCAGTGAAGGCAGTTCCAAAAGCAGATTGAACTGCGACAGGCGCGTCTACCCCTTGTTTGATTACCACTCTTCCAATAAGAATACCATTGTTGGCGATATGAACTGGTAGATTAGAAGGAGCTCCTACCAACTGCGCTTCAGCAGCGGAGTTGTATTGCGCCTGTGGATAGATGATAGAAATTTCTGAGTCATCTGCCTCTGCGTATACCCATACATTACAAAATTTATTATTGTCAATTGTTTGTAATGTAGTTTGAGTAACATCATTCCATTGTGTCACGGAATATTGAGTTAAATCAGAATCCTGCCAACCTTCACCAGCTTTATACCAATAAGCTTCGACAGTTCCAGTTACACTTGTATCTAAAGCACTGATAGGAAACTCGTTTAGATTAGACCATAAAGTTCCAGCAGTTACAGCAATGTTCCTGGTGCCTGGGACAGATAACATCAGCCCGCCAACACTTTCGTCTCTCATTACTCGACCACTGATAGCATTCAATCTCTCTGTGACATTTGTAATAGCATCGCCAGTCCACCAAGGATTGCTAATAACATGTAAAGTTTGGGTTCCGTTTAAGCTTTCTGTTATAGCCCGCCCTAAAGGAAATTCAGAATCAAAGTTCCAGTTGTAAGAAGTCCTAGAGACAACTTGTGGAGTGCCTCCATTATATTCAACCCCGATGTATCTGATAGAAGAATCAGGAATTACAATGGCATTGTTAGCCGACCAATTCATCATATACAATTCACCAGTATCAGAATCTACCGCTCTGATGAAACCAGTCCCAGCTGCTACAGCAATAGTGGTTCCACTTACTACAGTTATTTCTCCACCTGAAACTCTACCTGGAGATTGAGATAGTTTGAACCAGTCTCTTGAAGTGGTATAGGTAGCAGAACCAAGGTAAGGTAGTTTTAGTAAGTCACCTGAAATGGTAGTCATTTCGGTGTTGTCTATGTAGTTGGAGCTTACATAAGAGAGGATGTCCCCGGATGTGGTAGTCAATAAAGTATCTACCTCACCTGTAGTATAAACATCCGTAGGTATCTGGCTCACGATGTCCCCACTGATCGTAACCATCTCCGCCTCGGAAATGTAATCAATTGGAATTTGAGAAACGATGTCGCCAGAAATTGTTGTCATTTCTGAATCTGAAATGTAGTCAACAGGGATTTGAGCGACTATATCACCACTAGTTGTAGTCAAATTGACTGTGCTTGCAAAACCAGTATGACCAGAACTATCATAAGCGAGGTTCGTTAACAAACTGTGGTCGTTTGTACCTGACGAAGATATTTGTGCTATGATGTCTCCAGAGATTACTGTCATTTCTGCATCGGAAATGTAGTCAACTGGTATTTGTGCTATTATATCTCCCGAGACAGTGGTTACATATAACTCCGTAGCATACCCAGCTAAACTAGGCATCTGTGCAACAATGTCTCCAGAAGTCGTTGTTAGTTCCGCGCTTGTAACATAGTCAACGGGAATTTGACTGATAATATCTCCCGATATAACAGTCATCTCACTGTCTGAAATGTAGTCGGTCGGAATCTGTGACACGATATCACCACTAACAGTGGTAACATAACTCTCCGTGGCATATCCTGACAATGAAGGTATTTGAGCTACTATATCACCAGAAGCTGTCGTTAGTTCGGCGCTAGTAATATAATCGACTGGTATTTGTGCTACTATATCACCACTAACCGTAGTAACATATGATTCTGTAGCATATCCAGAAAGACTAGGAATTTGGCTTACTATATCTCCTGATGTAGTAGTAAGCTCTCCGCTAGTAATATAATCTACAGGTATTTGAGCTATAATGTCCCCGGATATAACTGTCATTTCCGAATCAGAAATATAGTCAGTAGGTATTTGTGACACAATATCTCCAGATACGGTAGTAAGCAAAGTGCTACTTACAAATCCAGTGTGTCCAGAAGCGGCGTAACTTAAATTGGATAATTCAGCATGATCAGTGGTTCCAGTACCGCTTGCAGAGGAAAACTCTAATCCATCTTCAGTTATGTTGACTTTGATATACTTATTGGCAGACCCATCATAAGTAGAGGGTGTGTCAGATAAAGATAGGAACGAGCCTCCGCCTATCTGTGATACAATATCTCCAGACACTGTGGTAAGGAAAGTATCACTTACAAACCCAGTATGCCCTGCGCTGGCGTACTCCAAGTTATTCAAAGCACTATGATCTGTTGTGCCTGAAGCGGAAGCTATTGCTACGTCCACATAATCTTTTGTGGTTAAATGACCAGCTACTGTAGGAGTAACACCACTTATTGTAGTAGAAACTAAAAGATCAGACCCATCCCAATAGATAGACGAATCATCACTGTCTCCGAAAAAGATCTTTTTATTATCCTTCAATTTCACATTTTGTTGTTTGAACTTTGCCATTTACATTACCTCGGTTTAGATTTACGCTATGACTATCATCGACATTTCAGGATTAAAGTACATAGCCGTTGCGCTCAAGGCGTAACCTACAATCTGTACTACATTACCACTGCTTGCAGGTGGTGTTTGGGTTAGCTGCCCGTTGTTGGCGGCGGCGTATATAGCCCCACCAACAGTTCCCCAAGTCCAATAGTTACAAGCCACCTGACCTTTCAATAGAACATATTGATTTTCGTAGTTATACACTATTGACATAGCCCTTACAGGCATTTTAGTTGTGTCTGTGGCATTTGACCTACTCAAATACCCATCCGTAGTCATATACAACACATCACCTACATCTGCATATTCGTCTTCTACATAAAACTCTTTTGTCTCACCTTCGTAGTTCAAAGAATATTGTTCTGGAGCAGTAGGAGTAGGACCATAGATTATGTTAGCCCCGCTGGATGTTGCTACGGTAGCAAATTCTAATCCGTCTTCTGTGGCGTTCACCCTGACGTATTTACCTGTTTCGCCCATGTAGGAACTAGGAGCATCTGTAAGATCTGTGAAAGCACTAGCTCCCCCACCTCCGCTTCCACCAGCATCGGTGGCGCGCCAACTCAAAATGTAATTATCGGAATCGATCGGATCGGAGAAAGCAACAGTAAATCCAGAAATTGTAGTGCTAGTAGTAACCATACCATATTGTGCTGGTTCTAAATCTACAATGTTTTTTAATCCATAAGTAAGAATGTAATCAGCGTTGGTAGCATTTGATATGGATACTGTAATGCTGGTAGATCCACTGACAACAGCTTCATTACCCTCGATTGACCCAGATAAAGTCGCAGTGGCATTATCAACGTAACCTTTAGTGGCTAAATGAGCATAAGCGGTAGGATATACTCCGGAAATAGTGGCAGTAAAAGCTCTGGTGCCATTAACAAGTATATACTGTAAATGATCATCGTCTCCTAATCCAGTCAAACCACCATGATCTAGGATGATACTACCAGATAAAGTTGAAATTGCAGTATCCACATAACCTTTGGTGGATAGATGAGGAGAAAGCGTCGGGGTAACACCACTGACAGTGGAGGTAAAAGGAGTAGAGCCATCAATGTGAACATACTTTGAGTAGTCATCAAATGAGGACAGCTTTACCCATCGTTTGGTTCCTGGATTAGCATCAGGAGCAATAACATCAGGATAACTTTCCGCGACCCCACTAGTGGCATTCAATCTGTGTACATATGTTTTGCCAGTGGTAAGCTCAAAAGTAATAGCAATGTCACCTTCATTTAATAAGGCACCATCTAGTTCGGTTCTGTCTAATGCGTCAGCTCCCCCACCGGTTAAGGATGTTGCTGAATAGTTTTTGTAGTCAGCCATTGTTATTTTACCTCGTCTATAGTAAATTTAGCCGTAAACCGAAGGGGTAGATTAACTCCATATGTCACACTGTTGTATATTGCTCTGCCTATTAAATATCTTAGCTTGTCACCAGTTTCAGTCACAGTTAGATCAGCACCACTTAATACTATATTTATAGACGACGCTGGCGTAGCAGACACATTATCTCTGTTATTAACTATCCTATCAGCACTATTTTTCAAATCCCAATTGATAGATTCAGGAACTACCAGAGTACCATCCGCGTCTTTGAACACGACATTTACGATATAGGTGCTACCTTCTACGGCAGAAGCTAGGGTATATGTGCTATTACTCATGTATTTTCTCCTATTGCTCTGAAGCAGAAATTGTTGGTGTTACTAAATTAAACCCTGATATCTCTATATAGGGCGAAAGAACTTCTATAGAAACAGATGGCGTAGACGACTGGACATCCACTAACATGCTATAAGTGACACTATAAACTACAGCTTCGTGTGGATACCATATTCTTTTTAGATTATCGTGCCATATTCTTTTGAAGTTGTCTATCCAGTATCTCGCCATCTGTTAGTATCTCCTTATGCAGGTGTGTAAGCCGTAATCAATCCATCAGCTACTGTCATACTTCCAGATACAGTAGGAATAGTTCCTGTGTACCCAGTAATCTGCGCCACTATATCCCCAGAGATTGTCGTCATTTCACTATCCGAAATGTAATCCGTAGGAATCTGAGCTACCAAGTCGCCGGAGATTGTAGTCATAGCAGCTGTTGAAATATAATCAGCTGGGATTTGTGCTACAATATCTCCAGAGATGGTCGTCATCTCTGCGTCCGAAACATAGTCAACGGGAATTTGTGCTACAATGTCTCCAGAAGCTGTTGTAAGCTGTATAGTTGTTGCGTAACCTGAAAGCGACGGAATCTGACCAACGATATCCCCAGATATTGTAGTCATTTCAGAATCAGAAACATAATCAACTGGAATCTGAGCTATAATATCTCCTGATATAGTTGAAACTTCAGCATCAGTTGCATACCCAGCCAGTGAAGGAATCTGACCAACTATATCACCACTGATTGTGGTCATGCTCGCGGTCG